AATGTTCTTAGAACTATGATAGGTTTAAGAAAGTACATATGTGCTCAGTTTAAACCAAACGTGTCTAAAGTTATATATGATAAGTTGAACAGTAAGAATGTACTAGACTTTAGTGCAGGATGGGGAGATAGATTGGCTGGTTTTTATGCGGGAGAAACATCAGAATATTATTTGGGTATAGATCCTCGAAAAGAAAATCATCCAATCTACGAAGAGCAGTCAGAGTTCTATGATAAACATAGGTCAATGTTTGAACCAAATAAAACATCTGAGTTCATATGTCAACCTGCAGAAGATGTTGACTTTACGAAGTATAAAGATAAGTTTGATACTGTATTCACTTCACCACCTTATTTTAATGTGGAGAGATATAGTTATGATGATACACAGAGCTGGGTAAAGTATAAAGAGATAGATGAATGGAATGAAAACTTTCTACAGAAGACTTTGAAAAATTTATGGTGTTCTGTAAAAAGTGGTGGATACTTATTAGTGAACATATCAGATGTTTATTCTAACTCGAAGTGGTCTACTGAGAGAGGTTGGTTAGAGATTTGTAATCCTATGAATGATTTCTTATCAACGTTTACTGATTCAGAATATCAAGGTTGTATTGGAATGGAATTAGCAAAACGACCAAATAGTGGTGGAGCTGGTACAGCAAAGTCAGAAGACTATTCAGAAGAATCTTTGAAGAAAGCAAAAGAAACTAAAGACAAAACATTTTGTGAACCAATTTGGATATGGAGAAAAATTTGAGTAATACATTATGGGTAGAGAAGTATCGGCCTGATAATCTAGATACTTACATAGGGAACGAACATCTCAAGGAAAAAGTATCTGTTTACCTTGAGAGTGGCGACTTACCACACCTTTTATTATATGGTAAGGCTGGTACAGGTAAGACCACTCTCGCTAAAATACTAGTCAAGAATATTGAATGTGATTATCTTTACATCAATGCTTCTGATGAAAACAATGTGGATACCGTTAGAAACAAGGTCAAGAACTTTGCTTCCACTATGGGATTTAAGGACTATAAGATAATAATCTTAGATGAGTGTGATTACATCACACCTAATGCACAAGCAGCTCTTCGTAACCTTATGGAAACATTCTCTAAACATTGTAGGTTTATCTTAACGTGTAATTATGTAGAAAGAATTATCGACCCAATTCAAAGTCGTTGTCAATCATTTCAGATTGTTCCACCATCAAAGAAAGAGGTAGCTAAACACATACATAATATATTATTACAAGAGAATGTGATGTCTGATATGAATGATTTGAAAATTCTAATCGATAGTGGTTATCCTGATATTCGTAGAGTTATAAACGCGGCTCAGAGAAATGTAGTTAAGGGTAAGTTAAAGTTAGATACCACAAGTATTATACAGAATGATTACAAGTTAAAGTTGTTAAAGATTTTAAAAACACAAGATAAGAAGAACGCGTTCAAAGACATTAGACAATTACTATTAGACAATAAGATTACAGACTTTGCTGACCTATTTAGATTACTATATGATGAAGTAGATGATTGGGGTAAAGGTCATGTTGCAGAATGTATTTTGATTATAGCAAGGTATGAGTTGTCAGATGGTCAAGTACCAGATAAAGAGATAAATGCCATGGCTATGTTAATAGAACTATTAGGAGTAATAAAATGAGTACAAAACCAATGAAACCAATAAAACCACCACAGAAAAAATTACACATTGAAGATACTGAATCACTAACTTGTGATGATTGTGGTAATTATTCTTTTATAAAGTCGTACTTTATAAGACGAGTATCTGCTTTAATGTCACCATCAGGTCAAGAAGCAATGATACCAATCGAGGTATTTAGTTGTGGTAATTGTGGTAAAGTACCAGAATCAATGATGCCAAAAGGTAATGAGTAAGAATACTGGTGCAGGTAAGGGTGATAAGTTACGAAGGGGAATAACTCAAGATGAGTGGGAAAAGAAATGGGAAAAAATCTTTGGTAAAAAAGAAAAGTCTGTTCGACCACATAAACCAAATAACAGCGGTTCAAAATCCTAATTATTGGGAAGACATCTCAGAAGAAGATAAAAAGACTTGGTCTAACTATATGGTTAATAGATTTCTATCTATGAAACCTGAATGGATTGATTTAGTAAATGAATTACAAAAATATAACTTAAAACCAAAAGAGTTATATAAACTATACACCAATGTTTTACCAAAAGGTAAGCAGTGGTTAAAATATACAAAGGGAAAAAGTGATATGAAACATCCAGAATGGTTAATTAACATTGTGAGAAACAATGATGAGTCTAGTAGAAAAGAAGCTATAGACGCTATAGATATGCTAATGCTTACAGAAGGTGGTATGATGGAACTAGGTGAACTAGGTAGAAAATGGGGAATAGAAGAACGTAAGATTAAAGCTGCAGGACTTAATGTTGTCGGTAGTATTAATTCAGGTAATTTATAAAAAAAACTCTTGACTTGTATACACTTTTCTGTGTATATTTAAACGTAAATTGGAGAGAAATATGAAGGTTATAAACGATACACCAAAAGGAACATCTAACGTTGAGGAATACACAGATATTGTTTCTTATATGGAAAAGAAGTATCCTAAAATGACATCAGAGTTTAAAAAGATACAACAAGAACAATATGAATTGTTTCTTCACAAACAACATGATTATGGTCCTCAGAATATTGCTGTTGGACAGATGTTGGTAAACGAAGAAGAGAAGAGACTATCTCTCATGGGTATTTGGTTTAGGATAAACGATAAGGTAGAACGTATCAAAACTATACTAATGCGTGGAGACAATGGTTCTCTTGAAGGTGAAGGTTTGGTGGATAGTTATTCAGACATATCTAACTATGGAGTTATGGCTCAAGTTGTAGCTAGAGGAAAGTGGGCTAAGTGAAGAAGATAAGTTATAGTCAGTACAATCAATGGGTAAGTTGTCCACATAAGTGGAAGTTAAACTATATTGACAAAAAAGGTGAATGGACAGATAGTATACACACCATGTTCGGTACTTCAATGCATGAAGTTCTTCAGACGTATCTTACTGTAATGTACAATGATACAGTAAAGATGGCTGATACTCTTCCTCTAAAAAAAATGTTGTTGACAAGAATGAAACGTAATTACCAACAGATAATGGAGAAAAATGGTGGAGAAATATTTTGTGAACAAAAAGATATGGAAGAGTTTTATTCACATGGATTGATTATTTTAGAGTGGTTCAAAAAAAACAGAAATAGATATTTTAGTAAAAGAGGGTATGAATTAGTAGGTATAGAAGTTCCAATAAACTATGACCTACCAAATGATATTAAATTCATTGGTTATATGGATGTTGTTATGTACGATAAAGTACGAGATAGATATAAAATAATTGATATAAAAACATCTACTATGGGTTGGAACAAATGGATGAAGGCTGACAAGACTAAAACAGACCAATTACTTTTATATAAACACTTCTATGGTGCAGAAAAAGATATATCATTAGATAAGATTGATGTAGAATACTTTATTGTTAAGAGAAAATTGTATGAAGGATTAGACTTTCCTCAACGCAGAGTTCAGACGTTTAGCCCAGCTAGTGGCAAACCAAGTGTTAATAAAGTTATAACTAATTTAAATCAATTCGTAGACCAATCATTTATTAATGGAGAATATAATACAGACCATACTTATATTAAGACACCATCAAAGAAAAATTGTAAATGGTGTGAGTTTAATCAAACAGAACATTGTGATTCAGGAGTAAAATGATGCAACGAACTATGAGAGTACGATTAAAATTATCAGATTTTATTGATACTGAATATGAAGATGATGTAATGGAATCTATTAACAAGGTTTATTCAGAATTACAATCTCTTATTTTATTACATCTGTGGTATGATGAAGGTGACAATATAAAGTTAAAAAACTTTTTGATGAAATGGGAAGATAAGTTACACTTTAAAACAATAGTAAAAGAAGGAACTGATATATCTTCAGATGAGTTTATATTTTTTGACATATTACCAATAGAAAAAGAACAAGCAAATTGGTCTAGATTTACTTATCAATATAAAAATAAAAAAAGTATTGTAAATGGATTAAAAGAGTTGTATGATTGTGTAAAGTTTATAACATCAGATAAATCAACAAAAAAACAAAAGAGAAATGACTACGAAGATTAAAATCGGTATCGTTGGTAGTAGAGCTTATACTAACAAACGAAAAGTAAAAGATTTAATATTTGATATTAAACAAAAATATGGTGATGAAATTGAAATAGTAAGTGGTGGACAAAAAGAAGGAGCTGATGGATATGCTAAGAAATATGCATTAGAGTTTAATCTTAATTATGTTGAATTTCCACCATCACACTATTCCCATAATATGCATTGTAAATTACCTGCTAGTAAATATAATAAACCATATTACATTTCAAATTACTTTAAACGAAATAAACAGATAGCAGAATACTCAAATATTATAGTGGCTTTTATACCAGATGGAGTA